TGTTATATAAAAACTCTTTAGCACTAAGCAGCTCATCATCTCTTAAAGCAGGTCTTTTACCTACTACTTGCCTAGCTTGAAGTCCTTTGAAGTTTGGTTTAGATTTAAACTTAACTACTTCAAGACCTTCAAGTATCCTAAGTGCTGTTCCAAGAGCTACTAGAGATGAGTTAAAAGAGTGTGGCGAATATACCTTGCCATTAACTCCCTTGTTTAGCATCTTATCCTTTAGCTCATATAGGTCAGCAGTTGTAAGCTCTGAAACCTCTTTGTCTCCTATGGCTTTTATAACTCTATTAAGGCATACTCTATAATGGGTTGTATCATCTAGGTATTGCCAGTATCTATCGTGCAAGAAGTCTAAGGCTTCTGAGAGCTTCATACCACCTCTAGCAGAGCTTACATCAGTTTCCCATAGCTCATCCTCAGCTTTGCCTTTGCGTATTCTTTCTTTCCACTCTTTCTCAAATCTTAGAGCTTCAGCTTTGGTGCTATTAGGGTATCTTCTTTGAAACCTTACGCCATCCATTATAAAATCACTGCACCAAGTGCCATTTTTATTCTTATACATCCTTACGCTCCTTTCTGCACCTTAAGCCCTTTGGTGTTCTCTTTTTTCTATCTAGCTCATACATCTCATAATAGTATTTAAGGCGTTTATAGATAGCATCAGCTCTACCATATTGTGCTTGCTTCTCTAGTATCCTTATAAGGTACTCCTCATCGCTTTCCCCTTTAAGACGTCTTGTATAGTGCCTAGATGGTTTAGGCTCTGTTGCTATCTTTTGTTGCTTTATTAGACCTGCTCTAAAGTTGTCTAGGTTATCGTGAGTAGCCCCATAGCCACTAAGAGAGCATAAGCAATAAAAGAAATAGAATATGCCTATATTTTCCCACTTGTAGTGATAAGCATTTGCTAGCCACCAAGCTACTATAAAAGTTCCCATAGTAATCACTACCCAAACTTGTGGTAAAAAAACTATGTACCAACCTATGAAGTCTTTTTCTTCTTTGGTTAGCTCTTGTCCTTTGTAGGTTATAAGCATCCTAAAATCCCTCTCTATTTATAGAGATAGCCAAGCTCTAATCTCTTTATGATTAGCTAGCCTGCAATTCTCGCAGCCACTATCCACAGGGGCAAAGGCATAAGAGACTTTATCAGATACTTTAGGGTCTAGTTTATTATCTAGGGTTACTTCGCCTATTGTTATGTAGCACTCTAGCTTCTTATCATAGCCTATAACCGCCATCTTTTGATAAGAGCCACTATAAGCATTACTATAACGCACATCTAATATACCTATCTTACCCTTTAGGTCTCTAAGCTCAAACTCAGGGCTTAAGCTAGACACAACCTCTACCTTCTCTAGGTTATCCCAAGCTTCTTTTAGAATATTCTTGTATTGTTTCATCTCTATATCTCCTATCTTTTATTTATAGTCGTAATACATTACGCCTCTAGTATCATCATAGCCATATTCATCGCCACCATACTCATCTCTGTAATAATCATCGCCATAGTAATAATCATAAGCACCCATAGTATCACACTCAGCTAGAAACTCTTTACTATTAAGATACTCAATAATCCTCCTAGTGCTAAGAGTTTTAAGAGTGTTTAGCGTTGCTGTAAAGTCTATAAACTCGTTGTGCGTGTGCTCGTGTTGATAGCCAATGCTTAGATTAACGCAAGCAATCCCAAGAGCACCTGCTAGGTTACTAGCGTCAGTAAAGCTACCAAAAGCTGTATTATATCCCATAGCTTCAAAAAGGCATATAAGCTCCTCGTTATCCCAGCCATATAATGCTAGCTCATTGCTACCCCTTCTATCAAGCCCTATAAATGAAGTAACATTAAGAGCTTCAATAGCATTGATGCATCTTGAGCTACCTAATCCCCCTATCTCTTCATCTGTAAAGAAGCCAAAGGCAAAAGGTATCCCTCTATCAAGCAGCTTAAGGGCTATATAAACTCCGCACCTATCATCCCCTCCTAAGCAAGCGCACTCAGCGTTAGGTAGTAAGGCTATATAGTTCTTTCTTATGTATAGCTCCCTTTCAGTCGGTGCTTTAGCTACTCTAGCGTCGTTTATAGTATCTATATGCACGCACACAAGGGCGTATTGCTCCTTGCCTTTTGGTACAAAGATTATCCCACCATTAGGCACTAGGATTTTATCATAATCAGCATAAGATAATCCCTCTAAATATTGCCATAGGCTTTCTTTAGAGTATCCAAGTAGTTTTATTAAGTCTTTCATATTCTTGCCCCTTTCGTTACTACTGCTTTATTATCCAGTAGCAGCATATCCTTTGAGCTTACATAGACTTCGCCTGCTGTGTAGGCTGTCCTTAACTCCTTAAAGCTTGCATCTGGTCTGTGCTTCATAAGCTTACCATACATAGATACAACCTCGCCCTTGTCGCTTATATCCAAAGCCCCTTTGAATACTGAGCCGTCCCTAGCTAGCTTGAAATATCCATTTATAATCATTGTGATACCTCCTGCTTTGTTAAGTTTTCATTTTTATATGTTTGCTTAATATACTCTAGTAACTGAAGGTTTCTTAAAAAACTCTTTATATCCTTTAGCCAAGCATCAAAAAGCCTTTCTCCCTCTTTGCTTATTATGTTTATATAAAAGTTTTCAAAGGCTACTTCATCTTTGTAATAATGCCCTTGTAGTTTATCCAGCTTTTTAAAGAAAACTTTTTGAATATAAAAAGTATTATCTATAACATCTAGGTATAATCTGCCGTGTCCGTCGTGTCTTTGCTTGCCTTGTTTGAGCCTCCCATAAAAAGGGATAATAATATTCTTTTTTGTAAAAGTTTTCATAGCTCAGTCCTCCCCTCTTAATAGTTTTGCTTCTATACCACACCACGTATCAGCTAGTTTTAGCGATATTACCTGCGTTAAAAGAGTAGGGCTTATAAAGTGCATATTCTCGCCGTTTATCCACTCAACAAAAAACGCTAGGCTACCATCATTATTAAAAAAGGCTTTACCAGCAATCCCATCAGCTAAACAAAAAGCCCTTTTAGGCTCAGTATTAAAAAGGTAAGCCTTACGCTCAGGGGCGTTTATATTAAAAATCTCTTTTAATAATTTTTGTAGCCTGCTTGTAGTAACACTATAAAATCTATTATTAAAAAACTCTATAACACCCCCTAAGCTTACTATTAATATAATAGTATCATAATCCCTTATAATATAAACGTTTTTAGAAATATCAGCACTAACGTGACCACCATAAGTAAAGCTTTGTTTAGCATAAAGGGCTTTTATAAGCCCCTCTTTATTTCTTACTATCATAATGCACCCCCTTATTAAAATCCGTATTTCTCTACAAGAGTATCTATCTCTTGCTCGCTATATAAGCTTAGTTGGTCGGCTAAATAATCTTTAAGCTCCTTTGCACTCCATTCATTATCAACGTATTCATCTATTTCATCTATATAAGTAGCATCATCTACAAATATATATTCATCATCTCTTGCTATATAGGCAGAATTATCAATATGTATTCGCTCGTATTCTCTGCCTTTATAAGATACATAATCAGGATTATTTGTTAGTACCCACTCGCCAGTGTCCGTTTCAGTGGCTATTTGAGGGTTATGCTTTTGCGTATTTTCATCGATGTAGTCATCTTCTATACTTGACCAAATGGCATCTTCCCCTAATATAAAGTCTTCTTGAAAATTACTATATACGGCATCTTCATCAGGCAGATAATCCCTTAGTGTCTCACTATATACTGCATTATCTTCGTCAAGGTAATATCCTGCCCATTCAGAATAAACTCTATTTCTTGAGTCCTCAAGCTCCGTACCCCCTAATGTATCCACGTTTAAATAAGCACGCTCGTACCCATATTCATTGGCTAGCTCGTTAAGCATATTATCATCATATCCGCCATTACTCCAATCATAGCAATATAAATATTCATCTTTTAGCATTGAAAATGTATCAAGCCAAGCCATATTTTTTAAACCGTCAGGGGCTTTTATGCAATAATCCCCAGTTTCAGGGGTTAGCCTTGTATTCAAATCCCCCCATAATAGTTTAATGCCCTCAGCTTCTAAGGCATCAACAAAGGCTATCCTATCAGCACTATCACCATAATAAAGTTTATCCGCATAACGATTATTTAGATATTCCCCCTTGTCCTTGTCGTCAAATATTTCGCCACTATTCCACACAATACAACGGGCGGCTATCCTTGAGCCTATTTTTAGTAAAGCCATTTGAGCCATATTGTCTAGGCACTCAAAGCGGTGACCCTTACCACTTTGGCAAGAGTGAGGCAAGCCATCGAGGTTATAGCCTTTTGAAACTTCGATAAATTCTAGTTTTGGCACGGGCTTTGTGTTTGTCAGAAGCTCAATAAGCTTTTCATCAAGGTTTGCAGCTTTGCAAAAGTCCGCTTTTAGGGTGTCTTTTACTTTGCTAATAACTGGCTCGTATCCCGCTTTTTGTTTGATATTATAAAGCTCCCCATTGTTTGCAATAATGTAACAAGGTGCATAAAATCCTTGTTTATCAGTTTTTAATTCATAGTTTATATTTTGTAACTCAAGGCTACCTCTAGCATTTTCGATTAATAAGGCTTTGTGGGCGTCTAGTCCGTCTTTAAAGTATTGATTTTTTTCCTCAGTTAAGAGTGCTTTATAGCCCTCAAATCTACCGCTAGCTAACTCACCCCATACACTTAAAGCTAAGTTTAATGTATTATTTGATAACATTTTGTTTGCCCCTCCTCAAGGGCGTATAGGTACTTTTTAAGTACTTTATACAAGCGGATTAACTCCGCAACTTCCAAAGGGTTAGGACGTTTAAACTTTGGTCGGTCAAGACGTCTTAGCCTCTTTTTACTTCTATTACATTATTTACAAAACTCTTTATAAAACTCTTGATGAAACCTTTGATAGCTTTTTGGCTATCTCTTGGCTTTTTCAAGCTCCTTTTTGTTTTGTTGATAGAATTATTACACAAGTTAGCTTAAATATAGCTTAACAATAAAGAGAATTTACAAAGTTTTTAAAAATATTTGTTTGAGTTGTTAGAAAAGTGCGGTAGTATCGACATTTTAGTGTAGAAAATGTAATGATTATTACAGAATATTTAGGGTAAGTTTTGGATTGTTTGTGTTTTTGTTTTGGCAGCTTTTGGAGTGTTTAGGAGTGTTTCGGTTGCTTTAGGAGTTGAAAAATAATGATAATTACGGAATAAACAAAAAAGAGATAGTGGCAAAAAAAGCTAAATGTTATCTCTTGGATTATCTTTGCCTAGCTTTGGAGTTGCTAGGGCTTGCTTTGAGCTGCTTTGGTATCTCTTGGCTTTGTTGTAGGGGAGTTTGAAACGCTATCGGCTAACTTAACCGACCGCAGGAGATAGCACAAGGGCGATATTTAGGGTTGCTTAACTTTGTATGGTGTAGGGTGTAGGGATTTGTTAGGGGTTTCTTAATTATCTTGGCTTTGTTTTGGATTATTTAGCTTTGTTTAGCTTTGCTTTGGATTTGCCTATATATGAATTTTAATTATTCTTTATAGGGCTTTTAGTTGTGATAGCTTTAGCACCCTTGCGACGTTGTGGCTGTGCTTGTGGATATGTTGAGATTTGCTTTAGAAATGTTGTAGGGGGCTATGGGGGTAAATCGGAGACCCTGAGCGTTATCTAGGGTTTCAAATATTTTTACCATTTTCTTAAACCACTCTTGAGATAATCCTTAAGAAACTCTTATGAAATCTTAGGCTAACCTCAAGCTAATCCTTAAGCAACTCTTAGGTAATCTTGAGTTATCATAAGCTAACCTCTAGCTTCTATTATGTCTATTTATTAAAAACGTTAATAAACCTATCTAGGAGGCTCTACAATCAACGAAAGGCATCCAAAGGTAAGTTTGTATTACCTAAGGTTAGTTTTGCTCTCTATGGCTCTCTAAATGCTTCTAAAGGGCATATATGATTTTTATCCTTGATAATCCATAGTTATCCCTTAGACATAGTTAGGGAGCTTCAGAGTTATCTTATCTCCCATCTAGTTATATCCCTACAACTGACTTCAGCCATAGTTAAAAGGAGTTTCGACATTATCTACCTCTCCGAACGGTCTTATAAAGGAGTTAAAGACACCTATAACAATCCTTTTAACAATCCCAAAGCTATATCTTTGAGTAAGTTAAAGGTATCTTATAGCTATCTTTAAAGCTATTATGCTTATCTTAAGGACATCCTTTTATAGATATATTTATAGGATTTAGATTAAGAACTCCTAAACAGTCCCTAAACTATCCCTAGAGTATCACAGAATATATCTCTGTGTTATCCTAGAGTATCCTTTAGGTTATCCTTAGGATTATCCTTTAGATATCTTATAGATTATCTTTAAGTTTTCTATATCCCCCCTTACCCCCCTTTTCTCCTATAAGTGGCGGGTGACTTCTAACGCCGTATTTTAGGGGCTTTGAGAGCTTAAGCAAAAAGTGTATAAAACAATACATTATTAGTATATTTTTAGTATATTTTAAGCATAGTTGTATTATAATTCACTTATTATGAAACACACTTACACAGTACCTATTACTCAGGACAACTTGCACTATCTAATGCAAGACCTAGTAAGGGGAGACGAAATAGTCTTGATGAGTATCAAGCTTCTAGGTAAGAATGTTAAAGAAGCCCTAAGAAACTTTGGCTCTCTTAGCACAAAGGCTAAGGTCTATACAGCAGCAGGATTAAGAGTGGATAGGACACTTATAAAGAGAGAGTTTAAGCCCCCTGAGCCAGCTCCTCGTTTCTCTGTGGCTGATATGGATTACATACTTCCTTTTACTGAGCCTAGATTTGATTATATGAATAACAAATAGAAAATCAATTCTAAGGGGTCTAGGAGGCTCTAGGTTAAACGAAAGGGTTACTAGAGGTATAATCTATCGTCTAAAAGCGTTCGTTGATTGTAGAAGCTCCTAGACCCCTTTATGAATGAAATGGGAGAAAGCACTTAGCCTCTCCCTTAACTTTACTATATAAACTTCCTAAACTTTGTTCTTTCTCTCTTACTCATATTAAGCTCAGCTAAGTATTCATCAAGTAGCTTGTTATCAATGCGTTCTTGATAATTCCTTAGGAGCTTCTTAGGGTCAGCTCCAACTTGCTTTTGCCAATAAGCTACTGCCATAGCTAGTGCATCAAGGCGGTCATCGTGCCTTAAAGAGCCTCTGTCTTTTGTTATATGAGTGAGTTGATAGAATAGACTATACACAAACCTACTGTCATCATAAGAGCCATCAAGAAATGGCTTTAAATCTTCCTTTACAGCCTTATAGTCAAAGACAAGCTTATGAGCGTTTAGGACTGGCTCAAGGGTGTCTATGATACGTTTCTCTTTTTGGGTTGAGTGGGATACCTCTGAGACAGCACATTGATAGATAGTATTTAACACAGGCTTAAGAAGCTCTACATACATACCATCTCCAAAGTTACTCTCTACTAATATCTCATTTACATTGTTCTCTTTAGCTATTGTTGCTAGCTTTATTAGTGTCTCTTCACTGTAACCACCTGTAAGACCACCACAAGCTGTAACGAATAGCCTTCCGTGTAGATGCTTAACTACTGCATATCCTGTTTCGTCTCCACCTCTACCACTAGGGTCAATAGCCATTACTGAGCCTGTGTAGGGAGCATATTCACTATCACAAAACATTGGATAAAACCACCTATCCCCCTCAAAGCCAACGTTAGGTAGCTCTCTTATTATTTGCTCTTTAGCACTACCATAGCTAAGGTTAATAGGTGCTTTATCGTAAGGTAGGTTAGTAACTACTAAATCCCCTGTCTTAAGAGGGTATCTCTCACTATCACTTAAGCTAGTATCTAGCATATATTGAAGAGCGTATCCACTTCTACCATAAGAGAGCTTACGCTCATTTAGGTCATCTCTTGTAAATCTCTTAGGGTCTGTTGGAGTTCCTGCTGGCTCTCCTCTTTCTATCATCTCTTCAATGCTAGGAGCTAATGCACCATTATAGGTATCTTTTTGAGGTATCTCAGCAGTCCAAACCCTGCAATGAAACCCAGTAGCTCGTAACTTATTATAGATACTCTCTTCAGTTTGTGGAGTACCTAGATAGATTATTTGAGACGTCTCTTTAGGTGTTAAGATAGCCTCAAACTCTTTTACAGCTTTAAGTAGCTTCTCTCTTAGGTCTGCTGTGGCTGAGTTGTTAGGCACTTCGACGTCATCTGCGATTATGTAGTCAGCACGTGAGCCTGTAAGCATTGATGTTATGCCTAATGACTTGACGCTCGGAGCGTGACTAGCTAATGCAGGGGCTACATCGAAGGCTACTTTAGATTGCCTTTGGTCGCTTGTAGGGATTAGGTGTTGAAGCAGTGGTAGCTCACATATCAATCTTTGTGTAAATACACTAAAGTCATCAGCCCTTTGTTTAGAGGCTGAGACAACTAATACCTTAGCTTGTGGGTCACGTAGTAGTAACCAACACACAAAGCTAGAGGTAATCCAAGACTTACCAATACCTCTAAAGCCTTCTATAATCTTTCTCTTTATATCAGGCTCTTGAAGGTAGTCAGCTATTTGAAACTGCACTGGAGTTGGATTAGGTAGGTTAAGGTGCTTCCACACTATAAAGAGAAACTGCTTAAAGTCTCCCTTTATACGTTCAATATCACTCTCCATCCACTATCTCCTCAGGCTCTGCTATGATTTCTCCATATTTGTTTAGCTTAGGTAGTCTTGGCATATTCTGTGCTAACTCTGCAAGAAACTCATTAGGGTCTTTAGCAACGTCAAGGTCTCTTAAGGTAAAGCCATTATCCTTTAGGAGTGTTATGGCGTTCCTTATGTCCTTGCTGTCTGCTTCGCCTCTCTTTAGCTTATCAATGGTATCTTTTAGAGTTAGCTCCATTATGTCTATGAATAGACCTTGTATTCTCTCTTTTGCTTCATTCATACTGCTTTTGCTCTCCTTATCCATCCTCTTTCGTTTATAGCAAGGCTAGGGTTTTTCTCAATAAGTGATTGATAATAGGCAACTTCTAGTCTATCATAACCCAAGTCAAAGGCTAGCGTATCATAGTCATTTATAGCCTTTATAGTCTTTTCTCCTATGACACCATCAACACTTACCCCTACTAGCTTTTGAGCTGCTTTTATAGCGTTATGATGACCTGCATTAACACCAAAGATAAACATCTCGTTTGCCTTTATGTTGTCATTGATGTAGTCTAGCTTCATAACGTCCCAAAACTCACTCTTATAAAACTTATAGACCTGTGCTTTTAGTTCTTCATCTTTTGATAAGATAACACTAGCTCTCTCTAGGTTTCCTGTGGCTTCTATGGCTTGGCTTACTTTATCCCAGCCTATCCAAGATGGGTGTTCGTATTTGTAGATACCGTAAAAGGTTATATCTTTTTCTTTAGGGTTCTTATGGAGTATATTAGAAGGGGAGTTAAACTCTAAGGTCTCTAAGAGCGCCATAGCTTCTTTAAAGTTAGACATTAGCTCTCTCCTTAAACTTTACTCTCTCTTTATGCTCCCCTTTCTTACCAAGATTAAAGCTCTCTATTGGTCTGTGATAACCCATAACCCTAGTATAGATAACACACCTTGTTCTCTTACTATCATCTAGTTTAACCATTTATCATCATCCTCCTCAATGCTTCTTCTTTGTCTAACCATTGGTGGTACTACTGCTTGATAAGAGATGTTACTACCTTGATTAAACCTGACTTCTTTACAGCAATCGTGAATACTATCTGTCTTTGTTTTGATGTCCTTTAGGTCACTTCTGATTTCACTATTTAAATCCCTTGAATAATCCAAAGCTTGTTTAAATAGCTCATTACTTACTCTTCCGTTTTCAGCTAGTTGGTGCATAGGCTCTTTAAGAGACTTAATGGTATATACACAAAACCCAACTAGCACAAAGACAACCAAGATTAATATACCCACAACCCCTAGCTTATCCGCTTTTAAAGCAAAGTCTAGGATTTGTCCTACATTATTGTCGCCCATCCCTGTTCCTTTCATAGTCTTTTATAGCCTCTAGCTGTTCTACACAGGACTTATAGCCTCCATAGACATCTATTAGCAATACCCCTGCATCGTTTTGATTAGTCACGTTTCTATCTGCAATAAGGGGAGCTTCAAGCAAGTAGCTTGGTATCTTGTCATACTTATTTACTACTTCCTGCTTGCTTTCGCAGCCCGTCAAGCACATAAGAAACACTGATGTCAAGAGCATTAGACA